AAAACATCTTAAAGAACAATTTTACCTTGTCCATCGCTGTCGGATCGTCCGATACGACTGCCCAGGCCAAAATTACCACGGGCAAACTTAAAATTATTAAAACTGCCTCGTCCTTCCAGTCTGACTGACGGGCCTCTAATAATTTGCCTTGGTAAGCTTCCTTACCTTCGGCCATACGAGATGCATGCATAAGCTGTGCTTCTGACATAGCCATCTTCGTCTTCTGCTTGTTAGCATAAATTTTACTTCCAGCAGAAACGGCTAACTTAATTGCCGATAACCACATACTAGTACCAAGTAGCCTTTACAGGTTTCTTTTCTTTTCTCATCGCCTTTGTTCCTCTAACATCAACGCTATCTCCTTGAGCAATATAAACTCCTTTACCTCTAAAACTAGATTTACCTCTTGGGTCAATTTCTAAGTTTTGAGAAGGAACTTCTATTTTAACTCCACCTTTAGCGTAGCCGTCTTTGTTAGTAAACATAGACTGATTATATCCTTTGCCTTCTTTAGCCATAATTATCTCCTATACGTTTCTATATACTATGATCTCGGACCTTTCAAGGTCTTTACATCTCTAGCCTTCATTTTGTCTGAAGTCAGTTTAACATCTGCAGATATCATTGATTTAGCCATAGCAGTATCTGCTCTTAATTCAGCTAAGTCCTCATTCTGCTCTAATTTATCATCATTAATTTGTCTTGCTTGCATCATCTTCATGGTATCAAGATTAATTCGAGCTTCATCTTCTTTCATCTTACGCTCGTTTTCCATAGCTTTAAGATCAACTTCTCTTTGTTTTAATTTCAATAATGGGTCATGATCGAATTGAGATGTAATTTGTTTTTCTTCCTTCATAAACTCTTCAGTCATATCTGCAATCAAGACAGCTTTTCTTGCTTCTATCTTCTGAGATATTTCTTGGAACTGCTGTTGTATCTGAGGGTTTTGAACTGCCATTTGTTGCATTTGTGGTAACATTTGAATCTCTTGTGGAAATTCTAATTGTATTTGTTCTTGTGCCATCAATGATATGTGCTCCATAATATTTTTCTCTAACGCTGCAGTAATGCTAGGATTGTTTCTAACAAAGTTACTAGCCATAAAATTTAAGTGAGCTGTAATGTGAGCTCTATGATCTTGACCTGGAAACGCTTGGAAAGGTTTCATACCCATTGCATCTATATGCTCGATCGCTGGATCTTTTGGCATGTTAGGTGGAGGGGGTGGTAAGACTCTATCAATATCTTTTACACCAATTGCATTATACATGTTTCTATAAGCCATATACATGTTGTGCATTTGTGGATTAGACATTGCTAATTGTAATTGTGTTTGAGCCATAGATATTCTTTGAGACATTGAGAATATATTTGGATCAGCTACAGGTAGAATATCTACTCTGTCATCAAAATCAGTTTGTTTAATATTTCGTGATGCACCTACAACATCATATGGATATTCAGGTGGAAGATAAGTTTTAAAAATATTTGCCAGTAATTTAAATTCATTTTTTAAAGACACATACAGTCTTTTATGGATTGCTGACATTACCCTTGAACCACGTTCTAAAAGAGCTACGGTTGTACCAACAGCGGCCTGTTGATTCCCGTCCCCAACCTGCATGTCAGCAATGGACGCGAATCTTTGTCCTGCTTGAACTACAATTCCCATCAATTGCAATAACGTCTGCGATGGTTCTTTGTAAGGTAAGAATACGAAAGCATCTTTTAGATTACCACCAGGAGTGTCAACATCTTTAAATTCACCTGGTTGTATATTTTGGGCATCATCTTTTACTCTGACACCTCTTTGTTTAAATCCGGCTGGTAAGTTAGATAAAGTTCCAGCATCTAATAACTGACGGAGAGCCGCAGTTGCAGTACGACTCAATCCGCCAATCATGTGTATTAATCCTAATCCGTAAAATCCTAGTCCTGGCAGAAACTTGAAGTGGACAAAATATTGGATTTTCTTTTTCTTAGGATCATTGGGCGCAAAGTTTCGTCTAATAGACAAAACTTTCCTACTGCCTTCTTCGATTGTAACGATGTAAGGCAATTTTATTCCAGTTGGTTCTCCGTCAGGACCAACATCTTCGAAACCTTCTAAATCTAGATTAACGTGGCATTCTAGAATAGTGTACATGGCTTCTACTCTTTGGGATTTTGTAATTCCTTCGACTTCTCTCTCTTTTTCTTCTAACTCGTTGGTAATTGTCCCAGTGGGTTTTGTTAACTCAATATCAGAATAAAAACCTGCAACCATTTGTTTACGCAAATCATTCTCTGACATTTTTATTACATGGATGACTGATTCCGCATCGTCTAATGAGGTAGCCGTGTACGGAACAACAAGGTCATCTGCAGGAACAAACTTTGATACAGCTCGTCCCAATAAATCATCATAATAAATTTTTTTAAATGTTGAACCTGCTAATGGTAAATAAAATAACATTTGATCAAATTCAGGTTCATATTCTTTCATTTGATCCATTAACTGATAGTTCATGAAATTTTTAACTCTTTGAGCTTGCATTTCTTTTTGTGGACTTGGTGCTCCCATAGTCATAGTTCTCACGGGTCCATCAGCTGGAAGTAATTCTTTATAAGCCAAAGATTGAAACTGTGTAACAGCTTCTGCTAATACTGGGTGAGTTGCACCTGAAGCTCCTTGGAATGGTTCTGTTCTGTTTGTATATTTAAATCCTAAAAGATCTAAGCCTACGATGTAAGCTCTTTCCCACTCTGCACGGGAAACTTTATATTCTCTAAAATCATTTTGTAATTGATTTCCAATCTTAGATGTTTCATCTTCTGGAAGTAATTCGTTTAAGTTTGCAAATGGATCACCTGCGTCAGGTATATCAACTTGATTAGGGTCAAAATCAATTGTTGCACCTGTTTCATCTTCTGTAATTTCAACTGGACCTTTTGAATCTTCTTCCAAGACATCAACCACAGACTCTACAACTTCTTCGTCTTCTGGTCGTTTAATGTTCGGGAGAGATTTATCTATATCTGCCATATATTTTCTCCTGTTTATTCTTATCCTTTTTTTCTACTTTAATCAACCCCTGTGGATTAGGTCCTTTTAAAGGGGGTATGGCCTTCCATTTAACATGCTTCATGTTTTTAACTAATGTTGGGTTTTCTTTTACCATTTCTTTTTTAAACTCGCTATTCCACCGCCTGCAAATCCTTTACTTAATCTTTTTTTTAACAAACCCTCTTCTAATTGTTTCTTTTCTAAAGCAGCTAATTGATTAGCATATTCTATAGGTATTTCAGAATAAGCATCTTGCAAAGATTTTCTTCCATATCCTTCTACTCCAGCTCCCAGAGCATAATCATCGAATATATCTCCAACACCTAATGCTTCTGCTTCTTCTAATACGTAGGGTTTAACATTAAAAAATAAATTTGTATTTCCAGCCATTTCTTCACCTTTATTTCTCATGTAAGATTCTAAATCTGTAATTGGAGTTACTTTATCAGGGCTACCTCCTAAATTTCTTAAATTTTCTTTTAACAATTCTGGATCCGCATCTTTAAAAGCTTCTGTAGTAGCTTGTTTATCAATTTTCTTTTCAAAATCAGATTTTACTTTATCTCTAATATATTTTTGTGCAGCAACTTTACCTTGTATAGGAGTATCTCCTTCTTGATAAGTATAACCATAACTTTGATAATCTTCCTGAATTTTATCCATATTTGTTTTAGCATTTTCAAATTGTTGAGTAGTTAATTTATAATCACCTGTTCCAGGTGTAGAATCTTTTAATCTATTTTCTGCATCTATGGCAATTCCATAATTATCAAAATAATCATTCATAGCTTGAGTATGTTTTAAATATCTCTGAGCTTTTTCATCAGAGATATTATCTAAATCAACTTTTCCCCAACCGGCTAAACCTCCGGTAGTTGCTCGCTTAGCGCCTTCAACATCTCCTGCTATTAAATGTGGAGCAGCAAACATAAATTCAATTGGTGCATCTATCCAACCAAAAAATTGAGCTAAACTTCTAAGCTTACCAAATTTTTTAGGTATCTTCCCATCTTTAGTAAGTTTCCCTGCTTCATTAGTTTGTTTTTTAATATTTTCTTTAACCTCGTCCATTGAACAAACCATTCCATCAACAACTCCAGCTGTTGAAAATTTCTTTCTACTACTTCCACAAAACCCATTTAAAATATTTACCAAACCCTTTTTTGTAGGAGCAGTTCCTACATATCTAGAACCTACTTTTTTTTGAATACCACCAAACTCATCAGAAATTTTCTGCAATCCTTCATTATAATTTTTTTGAGCTATTTCTTCCCCGAGAGTCTTTACTTCTTTTTTACGAATTTTTTCTAAATCTCTTTCCTTTAAATTAGCCGCTGTAAAAACGTTTTGAGTATTGTAAACATTTTTTGCAATTCCTTCAGGGTGGTGCACTTGTGTTAAACTAAATCCAGGTCTTCTGCTTGCTAACCAGTTATCAACTAACTCACTATCAGCTTTTGTTATTTTTCTTCCTAATTTTGCTTCTAATTCTTTTAATAAAAAATCATCTCTTAGCCTGCCACTAAATTTCTGTCCTATCTCTGCTTGTTCGTAAAAACCTTTTACAGCGTTGTTAAATTTATTAGGGTTTTTGTATGCTGTGTTTACTTGATTTTTAAGATCACCAATAATATGCTTTCCATTTTTTTCGTTATAGCTAAAAGTTTTACCCACATCGTTATCTTTAAATTTAACTAATTTCCATGCAGGAATTCCGTTTATTTTTTTACTCCAATTAACTTTTCCATTTTCCATAGGAAGTTCATAACCTAATGCAGATAAATCATAACTAACTTGTTGTGACCCTTGGCTAGCTGCTCTACTAAAAGAATGCCATAAAAAATCTTCTGAACTGGCTCCTCTTGGAAATTTACCTTTCCACTTTTCTTTATCATTTATAAGTTGAGTTGCTTTAGCAAAAATTTCTGAATCATTTTTAAATATTTGTTTAAAATTTTTACCAAATTTTTCTCTAACAACTTTTTCTGCTTCTTCTATAGTTCTAAATGTTCTTGGACCTAATGAACCAAGATCTAATCTTCTTTTCCAATTAAAAGCAGTTGTTGCATTAAAAGGATTTCCTTTACTTGTTAAATAATTACTTTCATTTAACAAATTTGCAAATTGTGCATCTGTTAAATTAGAATTTAATAATCTTAGTTCTTTAAATTTTGCATCACTTATTTGATTAGGAAAAAGTTTTGCTCTTGCTTCTGTATGATAGTCTAATGCGTTTTTTAAACTATCATCACCCGTATATGTAAAATTTTTCCATATTTTTTTTCCGGCTTTTTCTACTTTAATTTTTATTTCATATTTTCCAGAACCTTTTCCACCATATTCATATATACCTGCACCTTTACCATTAGCTTCTAGTATTTTTTTAATTTTAGCTGCTTCAGCTTTTGTTAGTTTTATACCTGCTTTTGATTTTCTAAGAGGCTTTTTTTCTAAAGCTGCTTTAGCTTCATCATAAGTTTTAACGTACAAATTTCTTGTTTTACCACCTCTACCACCTTTTGCAGGGACAGCATCTTCTTTAGAATAATAGTCCATAATATGATAACCTTCTCCATACGGACTACCAACAGAATTTTTAATTATTTGCTGAACACCTTCTCCATATTTAAACCCGATCCGTCCACCTTGATTCATGTTAAACGGTCTTTCTAAATTTATTCTTTGTAAATACTCTTCGTATGTTTCTTGGTCTGGATTAAACTTACCTAACATTTCATCTTTAAGGGGACCTGGTACTACGTCATCCACTAAAGCTGCTTGATCCATGATCCGTGCTTCATGGGCCATGGATCCTGGAACGTCAGTCGTTTTATCACGAGTGATCCATCCTATCATCTGTGAATAGTCTTTAACGTGCATTATTCGCCTAACATGTTAGCAAGACCGCCTGATGCATTTTTCTTACGACCTTTAGTTTTAAATCTTTTAAGTTCAAGTTGTTGGTTAGCATCATCTACAACTTTTTGAATTTTAGCATGTCCTACAGGATCTGTTTCTTTCATAAATGTTGCAAACTCTTCAGCAACTGCATCATCAGAAATATCTATAGTTCCAGTTTCTTCAATGCCTTTTAAAGTCTTAGTTGGTCTAGAAGCTTTATCCATAGCTCTTTTCATTTTAAGTTGTTTAGCAAAATTTGTAGAAGCTTCTCCTAACGCAGCTCCGTATACTTCCATTCTTTCACGATCAGTTAAATCTTCATAAAGTCTATTTCCAAAAACTTTTGGATTATTTTCTACCAATGATTCTGCAACCATTTCGGCATCGTATTTATAATCTCCTGTTGGAAAAATATTATCATAAGCTGCTTTAACTTTTTTCTTATCTTTTAAAAGTTTTAAAATTGCTATACCAACTTTTCCACCAAGAACATAACCTGCTCTACCACCGTCTGCTTTTTTAGTTATTTTTTCAGAAACTTCTATCGTTGCATCCTTACCCCCAGCAGAGTCACCTGGATCTGGAAAAGGTCCATGTTTCTTTTCGATATAATTAATTGCTTCCGTAGAATCTGTTTCTAATTTATCTTTGTATTTCTGTTTTTTCATACTTTCAGATAATTCTTTAATAGTTAATTTTTCACCAGTTGCATATTTTTGCAATTTACTTGTATCTGTTATTAAATCATCAACCTTGTTGACTTCATTAACTCCAGTCATTTCAATATCACCGTCAAAATTAGTAATTTCTGGTTCTGATTCTACA